TAGTGTAGCAACTGCTGCTACTTTCATACCCATGTCAAACATGGAACGAGCTAATTTTAATCTTTCGCAATTCTTGTCGGTCATAGTAGCACCGAAAGAGATACCAAGAATTTGGGTTTGTGTTGCACCTGAAACAGCTACTGCGCAAACGTCTGAGTTAATAACTGTGACTGCAGGTGCCACAGCTGTTGGTGGTGGGGATTTTACTGTTGTTGTGCTATTGGAAGTAGAGTCTGTAGTGGATCTACTAGTCGAATCAGTTACGATTGGCTGAGCAATCGCAGGGGACAAAACCATGACAAAAAGCACCGCTGCTGCGATCTTTTTAGTCATTTTTAAACCTTTTTTAGTTAATCTGAATAATCTCAATAACTGCCATGGTAACTACACTATTTAGGCATTTTTTATCTAAGTGGCATTCTTGGAGGTTTTTCTTTAGGGAGATCTATGGAGATGTTATCTAGAGCTTCAACATTAGACTCAAGTGTTATACGTTTTTCACGATTTCCAAACGTACCATATTCTTCAATTTCTGGGGTTGTTTCTGGAACTACTACTTCTGCTTCTTTATTCATCTCAGCCATTTGTTCTGGCTCTAGTTCTTCAGGTTTCTTTTTGCCAAAGAAGTCTTCGATAATCTTCTTAGATTCCAATGGTAATGGACTCTTTTTAAAGAACATATCTGACCATTTAGGTTTCTGTTCTTCTAGTTCATGATTATCTTTAAGAATTACTGACTGAATTACATTATTACCTTCAGAATCTGTTTTAACTACAACAGGTTGAGATTCTGAATCTTTTCTCATCTGCCAATTGGCAGCGACAAGCATTAAAACTGCAAGTGGGTCAAATACTATAACAATCAGGATAATAACCCAACGGACTGCCTTCTCAAGCAAATCCGTTTCTGGATTATCACCGTAAAGTAATGCTGCTATGTATTTTATTGGACCGACTTCGGCTTCGACCTTCCTGACTTCGCTGGCGATTGGCGCACGCTCTTCGTTGAGTTTGGCGATCTTGGCTTGCGAGTTGCCGATTTCACTGAGGATTCTGGCTCTGTCTTTTTGTTGGTTTCTGCGGATGTTAATGGCTCGCTCTGCTCCACTGGCTTCTGTGGTTCTTGCGATGGTTTGATCAACTTGAGAATCGAGTTGAGAAAGTTCTTTACGGCTTGCATTTATGTTCTCCTTTTCGGTTTTAATTTTTTCATCTATTAGTGCAAGTTTTGCTTGCACGTCACCTGTGGGTATTGCTTGATCCAAGTGTGCTTTACTTAGATATCCAAAAATTCCCATAGAAGTTAACAGCATCAATACTACTAAAGCAAATGTAAAGTAGGACTTCATCAATAATGGAATTTCTTTCCATGTTCGATAAAGCCATGACGCTACCACAAGTTTCGATGCTTCAAGCAAAGAACCCATAATGAAAATTGGAATTACAGCTGCAGCAAAAATTGCTACTAACCCCATGATTGAGTAGTAGGCTGCGCATGCTGATAATGCCAATGCTGTTATGAATAATAGATATTTCATAGTCTGTTTAGTATGTGTGATTTATGGACTCTTACTGAGATTTGTCCATTGTAATATTCTTCTGTCTCCAAAACTTTTCTTGAAAACTGCTCTCTTGCTTCAATGTATGAACACTCTGCCTTTGATTTACAATAATAAAGAATTTCTCGTGTGAAGGACTCCTCGCCCAATCGCTCAACATCTTTATTTAATTCAATGCTAGAACCATAGTAGGTTAGCCAGTCAGATTCAATCTTACCTCGAATCTTCTTTTTCTTTTTTGTTCCATTCTTCAACTTAACTGTTTTGTAAGTTGTCTTTGAGAACTTAGCTAATTTCTTACCTACGTATTTTCTATCGTTGGTTTTATTTGTAATCAAATAAACGAACCCAACACAATCCTCAGGTAATGACTCTACTACTTTGTTTTGATATTGCCACATTATTCTTCATCGTCTAGATCTTCCTCTTCGTAGATGTCAGCAGAACAAACTGGGCAATACACCACATCTTCTGTTGAATGGTCATCTCCTTTGAGAACGATCTTTCCTCGTGCTCCACATGATTCACATTCAAAATATTTAGTCGACATTTTTGACCCTTGCTAATCCTAATGTATTAAAAATTTTATACCACATCCAACCGATATCAAACTCCCACCATTTTCTGCTCAACTTGGGATTTGCTGGTTCCGCATGATGATTGTTATGAAACTCTTCTCCACCAATAACAATTCCGAATATGGAAATATTCCTAGAACGATCTTTAGTATCGGTATTTCTATATCCCCACCAATGCCCTAATCCATTTATAACTCCTGCTGCCCAGAATGGAATCCAAATCATTTGAATACCCCAAATTAACCATCCCCATAATCCAAACAATGACAAGTTAATAATCAACAGTAGCATAATTCCTAGTCTACTGTGTTTAGAATAGAGATTGTTTTCTATCCAGTCGTCAGGAGTTCCTACTCCATATGCATTAACCATCTCTTTATCTTTACTTGCAGTATGATATAACATCGCTCCACCAAATAAAACTTTCCAGATTCCATATACATGTGGTGAATGTGGATCTCCAGGTTTCTCACACATTTGATGATGCTTGCGATGTATCGCTACCCATTGTTTAGTGACCATCCCAGTTGTAAGCCATAGCCAGAATCGCATAAAATGAGATAATGCTGGGTGAAACTCAATACCTCTATGTGTTTGTCCTCTATGTAAATATAAAGTCACGCACACAATGGTAATGTGTGTCATAATCAACAGATAAATTAGTTCAATCATTTTTTCTTTCGTACATGACTGTATCAGTATCACCAAGCGACCATTTGGAATCTGTTTCAACAGACCATCGTTTGGTTGCTACTTTGAAGTCAGGCATCTTTAGTTGTTTTGGATTGCTGCTTGGTTCTAATATAATTAATCGATTATTTGGCTGAGCAGCAAACTGACCATTATCGCACATAATAAAATTGTAAGACTTATGGTCTTCGACATCTTCAGAAAAGCCAGTATCAAGAATATTAAAATCAGGATGGGCACTATCAATTGTGAAAAGATATACACCATACATCCAATCTCCATTTTTTAATTTAAACTTACAACGCATTGATTGTAGTTGTGCTTTCTTAATAACAGTAATGTCATATGAAAGACAATCCCATAATTGTAAATAATCTAATGGTAGTGGCTCACCTTCAATTGGTTTCCAACAGAATGCATGTAATGGTAACTTATCATACAATGCACCATATTCATTTAGGTATGCTTCAATTCTGAACGCTTGACCACGCAACGACTTAGCAGTTATCCACCAGCAAGGTTCTAGTTCACCATGACTTTTTTCAAAGTCATAAAGAAACTCTCTACGAACATAACACTTTACTGGTGGTAAGTTCGCTACAATATGTGCCATTAATATTTTCCAGATGCTAAGACGATTTTACAGATATGCTCTAATCGTTCGATATGTTCATAGGCACGCCATGGGCTAGTATCAATAGCAACTACTCCATGTCCTTTAATTCCTACAATATCATAAGCAATATTACCATTGTCATCCAATTCTAAGTTTCGGTGACAGTAGTCTGCTAACTCTTGAGAGATTGGTGGAACATCAGGTACGTTCTTTGCTACTTTAGTATATCTACTTATTTCTGGGAAATCTTTTGCAATTTTATCCAACTCAATACCAGCATGCATTGCTGCAACACAGTAAGTAGGATGAAAGTGCATAACAACACGAACTTCACCTTTATGCTGACCCATTTGTTTTTGTAAACCAAAGTGCAATGGAATTTCTCCACTTGGTTTTAATGCAGAACTGATGTCAGTATAATTATCTTCTTTCCATCCCCAGCGTTCTGCAATCAATCCAGTCTTGGGTTCATTCCACGATAATGGTGGTTTGATAATTATCTTTTTAAATTGGTCTGGCTGCATAGTCTGCTTACGCACACCACTTGGAGTAATATAAAAATGATCTCTATCATGGTGTCGAATACTCACATTACCATCACGACTGGTAATCCAGTTGCGACGATATGCTTCTACCATTGTATCACAAATAGTTTCTAACATTAAGCTGCCTTACCCCATACGTCATCCCAGCTACCAGTCAATGCACCTTTGGCATAATCGGTAACACGATTCTCAAAGAAGTTACCATGCACTGGTGCATTAATCATTTCCTCAACCCATGGTAATGGATTCTTCTTAACTTTAAAGATACCTTTCATACCCAATGAAATTAAACGACGATCCGCAATGTAGCGAATGTATTGTTTAACATCGTTTGAGTTGAGATCTCTCATGTCGCCATTCTGATAGCATAGATCAATAAACTTATCTTCCAACTGGACCATCTTTTCAGCGATGGTATATATCTTACCTTTGAGTTCATCATTCCAGATCTCTGGGTTTTCTTTGATAAACTCTTTAAATAATTTAATCATGTTCTCAGCATGCATCGTTTCATCAACGATAGACCAAGTAACGATCTGTCCCATACCTTTCATTAAACCATGTCGTGGGAAGTTTAACAACATGATGAAGGAAGAGAACAACTGCATACCTTCAGTAAATGCAGAGAAAACAGCGATATGAGTTGCTGTTGATGCTAGAGTTCCATTCTTACTTGAAAGTTCAAGCACATAATCATGCTTGTCACGCATCTCTTGATATTCAAGGAACTCATTGTAGGTAGATTCTGGCATTCCAAGAGTTTCAATTAAATGTGAATATGCTGCAATGTGTAATGCCTCACGTGCAGCAAAACCAGAAAGCATCATGCGAATTTCTGGTTGTGGGAAATATGGGAGATAATTCTTAACGTAACCACCAGCTACGTCAATGTCACCTTGTGTGAAGAAACGGAAAATATTAGTCAAGAATGTTTTTTCTTCTTGTGTCAAACTTTTCTTCCATTGTTTAACATCTTCTGCCATTGGTACTTCAGTATGTAGCCAATGTGCTTGCTCGTGTTTTAGCCAAGCATCATATGCCCATGGATAATTGAACGGCTTAAAATAATTTCTTTCATCCGTCATTCTACTTGTTTTTGTTTTTACCATTTTATTCTCTATCTGTAATTAGTTCTATTGCTTTAATTTCTGCATTCCATTTTGCTCCAATCACCTCACGATAACCATCGTCAGTCATTATCACAGTCGCCATATGTTGTGTATGTTTTGGTCCAGCTCCGCTTTGTTTATCCGTATTATCCATCCAAAGAGTTTTGATTCTCCAGAATAATTCGTATGAGTCCATTTATCCCTCGCAGGCTAAGCAGGCACCATC